GCCCGGCGCAGATGGTTACCCAGGCTCGGGACTTATTGCGTGGAAACTTTGGGGTGGAGACGCTGGACGTACATGGGCGACAAAACTTGTTGACGCGATGAATCGTCGCGACGAAGAAAAGTCTTGTCAGGTAGAAGAAAGCAAAGCACCGGCAATGTCCGCAAGGGTTGAAAAAGCCTTAAAAAACAAAGTAAAAGAACATAACGAAAAATATGGAGATTCCGCAGGGAAGCGTGCAACCTACGGAATGCTTGCGGCTTGTTATCGACGTGGCGTTGGCGCCTACAGGACCAATCCTGGTTCGGTAAGGCCAACCGTTTCTAGTCCAGAACAATGGGCGATGGCTCGCGTAAACGGACTCTTGTTCGCACTACGAACTGGTGGCTTTAGAAGCTCTGCATACGACACGGACCTTTTGCCAAGCGCACACCCACTTAGCAGTCGCAAAAAAGATATTTATACCGATATGCCAGAAGGAAGTCCAAGTTCATTTGGAACCCCTCAACGCCCAGGTGTTGTTGGTCGTCAACCACGTCGTCGCCGCCCAGCCGAAGGTAAGCCGTATCGCATTTCAAGCAACATGTCAGGCTGCAGCGGATATGCAGTTGTCAAAGAGGGTGAAGACAGTCCAGTCCCAGGCGGATGCCACGACACCCTTGCCGAAGCCCGATTACATATGTCGGCTCTTTACGCGGCGGAGAAATCAGAAATTGACAATATTGAAGAAAAACATATTGGACACAGGTTTGCTCTTTCGGCTGAAGAGGCAGCCTTGCATGAGTCTCTTTTACAAATTGCAACTGTCTACGGCAAATTTGACGAAGACGGCGGCGGAATTTGGGCAGGCTACGATTCGCCCGCAGAAAATAATGTTAAGGACATCGGGGTAAAGTGCTCAAACTGCACCCTGTATAAAGGTGATGGGGTTTGTTCAATAATTAAACAAACAGTTCAAGAAGAAGGCAAATGCAGGTTTGCGGTAATTCCTGACGGAATTGTAAACCTCAATCAAGAAAAATCTTTTGATATTGAAGAGCCAATTGAACTAAAAAGCGGTGGACCAATCCGTAGTCATTCAACAGCCGTAAGAGATGATACCCCAATTAATCGAAGCGCAATCCTGGCTGTTCGCTCGCCAGAATCACCGTCTTACTATAAGAATATCTTTGCGTATCAAATGCCAAATACCGACGGAACACGCAAAACCCACTACACGTTCATTCACCACCACATCTCAAAGGACGGGCAGGCAGGTGCTGCGGCAATGGGAGAGCTAAGAATCCAAATGTCGGTATTGAACGGAGCTCGTGGCGGAACTGTTTTACGTGGAGCCGATAGAAAAGCAGTTTATAATCATCTCGCTAAACATTACCGCGACGGTGGTTTTGAAGTACCTTCTCTTAAGTCTGACAATGATGTGGATAGTCTTATGATTAAGAATGGCTTTCTCAAGCAGCCGCTAACAAAGGCAGATATCGATGAGTAGAATTGCTAACAACGAATTAAAAGACTCTGGCGTAAATAGTGGAACCACGCTCACGCAAACACTCGAGCCAATCGCAGAAGGACTTCAAGATATGGAAAACAGCATTGACGTCGAAAGTGATATCTCTTGGTTTGAGGGAGAACAGGAAATGAAGGGAATCGTTATTGATATGAATGACGATATTGCGCTTGTTGAAGAAGTTGACGAAGTCGGAAAACGAACCGGTGAGTTTTATGAGATTGAATATGCCGAAGCAAAACTACGAACATTTGTGGTCACGGAAAAAGCAGATGAAATGATTGAAAAGGGGGCAATTGTCTCCTGGGACACCTCAAAGGGCAAGTATTATGGCGATATTGCCGAGGTTGTAACCAAGGGTATGGCTAGGGGTGAGCCTCAAGGCCTTGAAATTGAAGGCTCTAAGGAGAATCCGGCTTATGTGATTCGGGTTTGGATGCAAGCAGATATGAGGGATTTACCTGAAGATTATGACGGTGCAGAGAGCGACGACAAAGCCGAAAGCGCTTGGCATATGACCAACACAACCGTAGTAGCCCGCGGCGATGGACTAAAGGTAGAGGAGGCCTTACCCACAGGGCAAGAAGAAGATGACTACAATTACGGGGACGATGATGAGGAGCCAGCAATGAAGAGTATCGACAAAGAGTTCCGCGCACAAGTTGAGGAACTTATTAAAGCTAACTCAGTGATTCTAGAACGTCTCGCTGAATTTGACACCCAAGAAAAATCGGAAGTAGTCGTCGATGAAATTGTTATTGCAGAGGTTGTTGTCGATGAAGTAAAGTCGGAGCAAGAAGTTGCCACGACACAAGAGCCAGTAACCGAAGAAGTCAAAACCGAAGAAGCTAAGACTGAAGAGGCTATCGAAGAAGTCAAGACCGAAGAATTGGTCGTTGAAGCGCTTGAGGAAAAACTAGAGACTGTTATTGAAGAAGTTGTTGCCGAAGAAACTTCGACAATTGAGTTAAAGGGCGAACTGACATTCGACGACCTTAAAGAATTTCATAACCTTTTGAAAGATATTAGTAACTAATAACTTATTGACGCCAAATTGGTGTCAAGCAGGTCCCCAATCAGGCACCAACTATGTGCTAGATTTGTCCATACGCGGAGACAAAGCGGAGGACCATGGACATATACGAGCAGTGCAAATCAGACCCCAAACAGCATCAACTTTCTAAAGTTGATGTAGTCCTTAAAACTTTAGACAAAAAAGACGCCGAAAGTCTGCGCAAGGCTTTGTTGGACCCATCTATATCAACCAGAACAATTGAGCGTGTATTGGGAGACAATAATGTTGGTTGCGGAGTATGGGCAATTAATAAGTGGAGAAAAACAAACGGGGTAAAACTAGTATCAACAGCCGCCATAGAGGGGAAAAAATAATTATGCCAGTGTCTGATGATTTTGAAAAAGTTAATGAAAAGGTAGCAATAGAAGCAGTCGCCAGATTACTAAAAGAGCACAACATAAAGCCCAATGAGGTTGGTTCTGTTAGGTCAATGAAGGTTGGCAAATGGCAGACCGTCACGAAAGATGAATCCGGTGAAGCAATAATTCACGACCTCAAAGGCGCAAGTCTTATTTTGAGTCCAAAATGGGATTCTGGCCCAGAATGGCCAGTTGTTCAGCAGGGACCAAAATATTCAATACCAAAAAATAAAATTAAATCACGTAAATCAAAGGACTGGGAAACCGCCGTAATTCTGCCAGACATGCAGATGGGTTATTACAAAAAATCTTTAGAGTTAAATGCTGAACTTGAACCCATACATGACGAGTCGGCTATATCTGTTTCTTTAAAACTTATTGAAGAAATGAAGCCAGACCGTGTTGTGATGCTTGGAGATAATTTAGATTTTGCAGAATTTGGAAAGTTTTTAACTGCTCCGACTTTTAAACAACTTACTCAAGCAACGATAGACAGGGCAACGCTTTTGTGTGCACAGGTCAGAAGTGCTGCGCCAAATGCTAAAATAACTTGGATTGCTGGGAACCATGAGGCAAGGCTCGCTCGCTATATCCAAACAAATGCAGAGGCGGCATTTGGCTTAACACGGGGAAGGCTAGATGAGGAACTGCGAGAAAATTGGCCAGTTCTTTCAGTACCAAATCTTTGCAGAATGGATGAATTTGGAGTTGAGTATCTATCTGGATACCCGGAATCCTTTCTAGCCCTTAATGAAAATTTAATCATTCGTCACGGAGATAGGGTCACATCAAATGGCTCTACGACTACAAAGTATTTGAATGACGCTCACAGGTCTGTTATCTACGGACACATTCATCGTGTTGAGGTCGCTTATAGGACTCGGATTACTGACCACGGTCCAAGAACTATCATGGCAGCAAGTCCAGGCTGTCTCTGCAGAATCGACGGCGCTGTGCCATCAACAAAATCCGGAGCAGACGAGTTTGGCCGCCCATTAATGCAAGGTGCAGAAAATTGGCAACAAGGTCTTGCGGTTGTCCAGTACCAACCAAAGGGTGTTGGTGATGAATGGTTCAACTATGAGCAGATGTGGATTTACAACGGTAGAGGTATATTCCGAGGAATAGAATATGCCGCTTAGCGATTTTCCTGCTGACCCGAAAGACGAATTGATTGAGCAGTTAAATCACTTGCGCGAAATCGGCCTTATAGAGGTTGTCGGAATAGATAAGAATGGAGACTGGCTTTACGGGCCAACGGAAAAAGGCCTAAACCTAGCCAAATCCTTTAACTCTATTTTTCAATTGGGCAAAGATGACGAGTAGTACCATCACTTTTGATGACGATGGAGATTTGAAGTTCCCTGTAATAACTATTTCTGTCTCCCAAGATGACCTAGAAGAGCCTGTTCATGTTGATTTGGGCTCAATACCGCCATTTTTAGCGGCGGCGATATTCGAGAAAGTGGCGTTGGCGTTGAGGGCGGCGGTGCCGGGACCTAAAATTACATTTAAGGGATATGTGGTATCCGAGCCGTTCAATACAAAAGAGGTGGATATAAACTCATTTTTTTTTGACGACGGCGATGACGACGAAGAGACACCCTAAGTCCCTGCTTGACAACATGTTTATGTTGTAGCATACTCTGTTACAACGAGGTGCTTACCTTGTATCCCATAAGCAAACATCACTCTAAAAGGAGTATCCATACCATGGCCACAAACAGCCGTCTTAAGGAACTTAAGGGTGCACTCAAAGATGTCCTCGCATCCAACGACCAAATCGTTGAACATGTAGAGGCCAATCGTGAAGAGGGCGGCCCAGAAGTTCAAGTTGAAGTAAAGCACGTCGAAGCATTCCGTTCAGGACTTGCCAAGGCTCGCGAAATCCGTTCAGAAATCGAAGCACTTGAAGGTCACGAAGAAGTAAAAGCATGGGCGTCAGCATCGTCTGCCCCAGCAGTTGCTTCCAAGCAAACTTTCAGCACTTCAGAAGCAAAGTCTCTTGGACAGCGCTTTATTGAGTCTGACGAGTTCAAGAGCATTCAAGGTGGCCGTAACGGTTACACGATGAACGCACCGTATCAAGTTAAGGACATTTACTCTGAGTTGCCAACAGGTACACCTAGTCAGTTCGGCACACCGCAGCGTGAAGGTATCGTGGAGCGTGCAAAGCGCGCCGCACGCGTCCGTGACTTGTTCGCAGTACAGCAGACAAACACGAACATGATTGAGTACTTCCGTGTAAGCGGATTTACAAACAACGCTGCTGCTCGTGCTGAGCGCAACGCTGGCGATACTGCTTACGTATCATCGGCTCAGTCATCCATGACAGTCGTAGGCGTACAGGCTCCAGTTCGCACAATCGCGCACTTCGAGGTTGCACACCGCAACGTACTTGATGATGAACCAACCCTTCGCGGAATCATCGACAGTGAGTTGCTCTACGGTCTTCGTCTTGTTGAGGATGACCAAATCCTTAACGGTGATGGAACAGGTTCAAACCTGACCGGTATCCGTAACACATCTGGCATCCAGACACTCAACTGGAGCGCAGGCGTTGTTGGTGACAGCCGAATTGACGCAGTGCGTCGCGGTATCACCAAGGCATTGCTTGCCTACTATGAGCCAACAGGTGTCATCGTTCACCCGAACGACATGGAAGACATTGAACTGACCAAAGATGACGAGAACCGTCACATCATGGTTATGTCGGTCTCCCTTGGTGCTGAAGCACGTTTGTGGCGTCTACCGATGGTCTCGTCACCAGCAATCACTGAGGGTAAAGCCCTTGTTGGTTCGTTCGGTATCGGTGCCACGTTGTACGACCGCATGGAAGGCACAATCCGTATTGCTGAACAGCATTCAGACCTCTTCATCAGGAGCGCAGTTGCGGTTCTTGCCGAAGAGCGTATTGCTCTTGCTGTCAAGCGTCCGGAATCGTTCGTTGAAGTTTCATTCAACAGCGCGCCATCCTGATAATCAGTAATTAATTCACAAGCCCCCGTTCTGACCGCAAGGTTGGGGCGGGGGTTTTGTGCTTTGTCTGTGCTTATACGATTGTTGACATTGATTAAATTTGTAGATATCATGCAACCATGACACACATAATTGCACCCCGAGATATTTTTGAGACCCGAAACGGCGTTGCCGTAAGAGTCAAGACTAAAGGCGACTACTTGACTGTCGATGAAGCAAGAAAGTATAAGATTCTGCCAATCACGGTTTCTTCGTTAGCAAACATCGAAACAAAGTAAGTCAATGCCTGCCGACGACGGCGAGAGTCAATTTGATTTTGAGCATGCCTGGGGACACCCACACGCTTATGCCTTCATAAAGGCAGCGATATATAAAGAGTTCGTCAGAAGAGAAGACTTTAATCCTGAAAACCCATACGAAGCCCTTATATCAGGAGTTGCCAACACCGGGATAATTCACAGCGCCTACGAACTGCGCAAACGAATTGAAGTCAAGTATGACTGGGAATTACTAGATGACGACAACGTGGTAATGCACTCATGTTATGGGTTGGTTGACAAAGTAGATATACGCATCAATGCTAAGGAATTGGGGTTTTTGATGGACCTTGGCGATGGTGAGTATGGAGCTTTCGCCTACAAGGACATATTCTGGATATGCGCCGTTGAAGACTAGCCAATTTAAATAATTTTGAGCATTGGTGTAATATCAGGCCCATGGCCATCATTACTCCAAACGACTTAGAAACATACATGGGCAAAACTTGGACTGACGCCCAAGAAGACGCCGCTCAATTAATTTTGTCGAGCCTTGAAGCAGAACTCTCTTATTACCTAAACCGACCACTCGGTGCAGTTTCATACTCGGATGAGGTGCATCGACTGGAACGTCATCAAAGGCAAATCTTTCTGCGTCACGCACCCGTGCACACCGTTACTGAACTTTTTATCGGCTTACGCGACGAAGAAGTAGAGCAGGATATTGAGGACTTTGACATCTACGCCTGGGGTATTGATAACGTCCGTATTGCTGGTCAGGGATATCGAGCGCTTGTGACTTACACGGCTGGGATGACCAGCGCTGACACGGTCGCCCTTGAAAGAGTTCTTTATTCTGCGTCAACCCGAGAAATGGGTAAGTTGCTTATCGACGCGCAAGGACTTGAGCGCATCAGAGTAGAAGGTACCGAATATAGATTTGTCGACGGCGGAGAAGGAGGCTTTACTCAAGCAGAGCTTAATTCGGTCAAAAGATTTAGACGAAGAGTTTTGTTTTAATATGCGCGGCGCTCCACACGTTATAACAATTAAAAATATGAGTGCGTCATTTGCTAACTCCACGCATGAAGATGAAGGAATTTGGAGCAATAGCGGTACGTCAAGCAGCGTCTTTGGGTCAGTGCATCAAAAAATATCCGAGGACATCAGTGAAGGTACAACCGGTCAATTGACCGAGCAGCGAAATGTAATTTGTCGACTACCGCTGAGTACTGACGTCACACATGGCGACCAAATTGTCATCGCGGACATTCATGCAGTATTGAATGGCACATACGAGATTGATGCTTTACTTTATACACGAACACATATTCGCGCTGATTGCCGAAGGACGTTGCGTTGATATGGCTACTATAAAATCCTCATTCACTCACGCCGGCGCTGGCACGGAAACATTTAAGGCCATGACCTCAACAGGAACTGTCTATGATGCTTTCAAGGCGATAGACAGACGCCTCTTGAATATGGTGTTGGCTGGAATTGCGCAAATGCGAAATGCCGCACAAGATTTATCTGTTATGGGATTCAATCAAACTAAATCATTGATTAGCAAACAGGGTAGTTACAAGCCATATTATAAAAAAGGCAAACTAAGAATGTCTTCTTCACCCGGAGAACCACCAGCCGCTACACCAGGCGAAGACCTTGAGCCGAGCATTTATCAAAAAGTTATTAGTAGGCCTAATCAAAACCCAGCGGTTGCAGAGTTTGGTAGCACCGCGCCATTTGCTCGCAAACTTGAATTTGGTACGACCTCGATGCCCGCAAGACCGTTTATGTTGCCCGCTCGCGCAAAAGTGGCGAGTCGTGCAAATTCTGAAGTTGCACGACATCTTCAGATTGCTTACTCGCGTTCAATTAAAAAAAGCACAGGGGCAAAACCAATTGTAATACACGTAAAGGTTTGATATGGCATCGACTGGCGGCGCAGTGAGAACGGTATTGTTGAGTGCCAATATTACTGGAGTAACCACGCGCATATTTAGAGACATTGCTCCACCAGAGACAACGTATCCATACATTACTATCGGCGACGAAATCACCAATACGCCGGCACTTTTGGGTGACAAACTAGTAAAATCCAGGACTCGTCAACTTCGCGTAAACCTTTGGCAGGTTCGTACCTCTGAAGATACGACCATTATTGATAGCGTCGTTTCGGCGCTCGATAATGCAACTCTTGCATCAAACAAGGTCGTGTTTGGCTGTCGGGTAATAGATGTGCAACGTCTTTATGATGCGTCAGATGATATTGTTTTGCACGCAACCACCCTAAACGTAACACAAGGGGCCTAAAATGGCATTTACACCAATAACAGTCACGGCAGAGTACTTGTCTCCGAGTGGAACGCCCATGTCCGGCAAAGTGACTTTTATGTTGACGTCAACCATGCGACAACCATCGGTAAATAAAAGTATTACCCCGGTCGAGATAACAAAGACACTAAATGCAAGTGGAATAATTTCCGCGACTCTCTACGCCACAAACGATACGGACACCGTGCCAACAGGTGTTACTTATGAAGTGACCGAACGCATTAGGGGCGCTGCGCTAAACAAGTACTTCATTAGCATTGACAAAAATGCTATTAATGGCGCTGTTGATTTGGCTGACCTGGTCCCAAGTATTGACCCGGTTGTACAGGTCAACTATGCGACAGTGGAATATGTCGATGACGCTTTTTCTGACTCTGGCAGCGCTACAAATATATCATTTACTCCGACATCCGAAATAACCTCGACGACTGTTCAAGCCGCCATTACGGAGGTTAGGACGCGTTCGCGGTTTGTTCATGACCAAACAAGTGCTTCAGCAACTTGGAGTATTACTCACAATATGAAGTTTTTCCCAAACGTAAGCATTGTCGATACAGCCCTATCAAAGGTAATCGGAGAAGTCGTTTATACTTCTGAAAACGCCCTTACAGTGACCTTCTCACAATCGTTCGCTGGGAAGGCGTATCTTTCTTAGTAGACAATCTGGAGGTCCTGCGCGATGAAATTTGTAACAAACTTAAATCTTAATCAAAACCAGTTGATTAACGGCAAGTTCGAACAACTTGCGACCGACCCCTCTTCAGACAACTTTGAAGGTCGTTTAATTTATAACACCACTGAAGACACCATCAAGGTTTATACAGGTTCTGCATGGCGTAAAATGCTTCATACGGTGTCTATCGCCGGCGCCGCTTCCGCCGCACTGACTCAAGCCGAAGCCAACGGGACAATCACCCTTACTCCAGTTCTTGCAACGACATCAGCTCATGGTGTCATGTCCTCTTCGGACAAGACAAAACTTGATGAAGCCACAGCCGATGCTACGGCGAGCAAGTTGGTCATCCGTGATGGTAGCGGTAATGCCAAAGTTGCAACGCCAACGGATTCAGCACACATTGCCACTAAGGGCTATGTTGACTCCGCCCGCCAAGGCCTTGACGTTAAAGCCTCAGTAAGAGCTGCTACTACTGCCGCAATTAACCTTGCAACAGACCTTCAAGCCGGCGACCTAATTGACGGAGTAACACTTGTTGCTGGTGACCGTGTTCTTGTTAAGAACCAAGTCAGCGCTTCCGAGAACGGTATCTACGTTGCTGTTGCTTCTGGTGTCGCTTCTCGTTCGACAGATGCAAACGGAACTGCAGATACAGGTGAACTGACATCTGGAACATTTACATTCGTCGAAGAAGGTACTGTCAACTTCGATTCTGGTTTTGTTGTTTCCACAAACGGAACAATCAGCGTTGGCTCAACAGGAATCACCTGGACACAGTTCTCTGGCGCTGGTTCTTTTGAAGCGGGCGATGGACTTTCAAAATCTGGGACGACAGTTAATGTTAATGTTGGAACCGGTATCGAAATTTCTTCCGATGCCCTACGTATTTCATCCGCAGCCGCTGGCGACGGTCTCGGTTATAGCGCAGGCGTCCTATCGGTAACACTTGGTGCGGCTACTGGTCTTGAAACCACATCTGATGCCGTAGGTATCAAACTTGACTCAGGAATTGCTGGTCTTGCTTTAACATCCAGCGGTCTCAAAATCAAATCGGATATTGCCGGTGATGGTCTTACTTACACCAATGGTGTAATCAGTCGCGACGTTATTGACCTCGGAGACGCTTCCAATGACACAACAGGGACATTACCTATTGACCAAGGTGGTACCAACGCGGTTTCAGCATCTGCGGCTAGAACTTCACTTGCGGCAACTCCCTCTGGTGGCTCCTCTACAAGCACTCCAACACTTGCGCGAGTAGCAAGTGATGCTATTGGTGACGGAACTGCAACCTCTTATGTCGTCACTCACAATTTCAACACAAAAGCGGTTATTGTACAAGTGTATGACACAGCAGGTTTTGACACCGTAATAGCAGATGTTGAAAGAACCACTGTCGATACTGTAACGGTTTCGTTTTCGGTAGCGCCAACTAGCAATCAATACACAGTAGTAATAACCGGTTAAGAAATATTCATAGCACCTTGAGGGGTGCGAATTACGAGAAAACAGTTGAGGCTGGATTCACATGACAAAATTTGTAGGCACACCACTTCGGGGGATTGCTTTTAGTACTGTCAGCGATGAGGCTATTTCCGCCCGCGTAAACAACGACGAATATTCACGGGTCAGAATTGATGCCGGCGGTCGTTTGAATTGGTCTTCTGGCTCAGCAACTTTTGACACCAATCTTTATCGAGATTCAGCGAACATGCTTCAAACAGACGATGCGTTCAAGGCAGCCTTGGGTATTGTTACTCTTGCTAGTGCTGGGGCTCCAGCAGCCGTATTGCCGGATGGGGCAATTGCGGTTGATAATACAAACAACCGTCTCTACTTTAGGTCCAATTCAACTTGGCGCGTGGCTCAGGGCGGTGCAACCGTTTCTTCGACATCACCGGAAACCCCACTTGAAGGTTCTCTTTGGTTTGACATTGACGACGACACTCTTTATGTCCGCGAGGGTGGCTCTTGGACATCTACAGGCGGTTCATCTGTAACTGTTTCTGATGCAGCACCAACAGTAGGTTTATCTGAGGGTGATTTGTGGTTTGAATCAGACACAGGAAGAACTTTCGTCCGTTACGACTCATTTTGGGTTGAAATAGGAGGGATTGCATAATGGCAATAAATTTTCCAAATTCTCCTGCGACTGGGGACACTCACTCATCTGGCGCCAAGTCATGGACGTGGGATGGAGAAAAGTGGTTGCTAAATCCAGAGGATGCAGCATTTACCGTAGACAATCTGGATGGTGGTATTCTTGAAATAGACGAGGCTGAAGTGTCAAATAATATAGTTTTTACTTTTGATGGAGGTGTTTTGTAATGTCCGGTGCAAGAATTCAACTTAAGCGTTCAACCGCTGCTTCGTGGACTTCCAATAATCCAGTTCTTTTCGTGGGCGAAATTGGTTACGAAACAGACACCAAAAAATTTAAGATTGGTGACGGTTCAACGGCTTGGACCAGCCTTACCTATTCAAGCATTCCTCTACCCCTAGCAAGCATTAATGACCTTGGCGATGTCACAATCTCATCTGCCGCCGACGGTGACTTCTTGCGCTGGAATGGCACCGCATGGATTAATGATGCGGTAAACCTTGGTACAGATACAACAGGTTCGTTCGTTCAATCGCTTACTGCTGGCACTGGTGTTACTCTCACTAACAACTCCGGCGAAAACACAACGCCGACTATTGCTATCGGTCAATCGGTCGGAACTGGCGACAGCGTAACTTTCGTCAATGTAACTGCCGCTTTGACGGGTAATGCTTCTACCGCAACCACTCTGCAGACCTCACGCAATATTGCTGGTCAGGCATTTAATGGTTCGGCAAACATTTCAATCGCTCCTACGGATTTGACAGGTGTAACTTCAAGCGCCGCAGAAATTAACATTCTTGACGGCGCTACCCTAAGTACTACAGAACTTAATTATGTAGACGGCGTAACTTCTGCTATTCAAACTCAGATTGACACAAAAGCGCCGCTTGCTTCACCAACATTTACTGGAACAGTTACAGTTCCAACACCCATAGGCGACACCACTGCTGCGACAAAGTTGTATGTTGATACAACTGCCTCTACTACTGCAAGCAATGCTTCTACAGCGCTCACTAACCACGAAGCAGATACAACAAATATTCACGGTATTGCCGATACATCAATTTTGGTGACCACTACTGGTTCGCAGACACTTACGAATAAAACAATTACTACACCTTCGGGATTAGTAAAAAATGATGTTGGTTTAGGGAACGTTGACAATACTTCGGACGCAAATAAACCAGTATCCACAGCAGGTCAAACCGCCTTGGACCTCAAAGCAAATATTGCTTCGCCAACTTTTACGGGCACAGTAACGGTTCCGACACCAACAAACTCAACTGATGCGGCAACCAAGGCATACGCAGATGCAATCGCCGCTGGAATTAATTGGCACAACTCAGTGGAGACAGCAACTGCAGCCG